GTTAGAAGAGGTGGTCGCATAAAAACAGGAGTATCTACAACACAGATAATCGTTGATGATGAAAATAATACAGATTTAGCAACAACAGGTTCTGCAACATTATCAGTAATACTTGCAGATGGCACTCTTGAAACAAAAACTATAGATTCTATTTCTGGTACAACAATCACAGTATCCTCTGCCTTTTCATCCACACCGCAATCAAACAGCGTCTGGGTAATAGAAAATACAACAGTTCAGCTTCAAACCTTCAGAGTTATTGGTGTTACTGAAGTTGATCAGCTTTCATATCAGATCACAGCCGTTGCTCATAATTCATCTAAATATGCAAATGTCGAAGATGGCACTGCACTTGCCACAAGAACAATTACTACTCTTACAGAACTAAAACCATCTCCAAGTAACTTGCAGGGGTCAGAGCAGATTGTTGTACTTAATAATCGTGCTGTATCAAAACTCTTTATCCAATGGCAGCCTGTAGCTGGTGTTACTGAATACATGGTTCAATATAGATTCAAAAATGAAAACTTTATATCAGAAAGAATTACAAGGCCAGACTTTACAATTTTTGAAACACAACTTGGAACTTATGAGATAAGAGTATTTAGTTATAACGCCTTAGGAAAACCAAGTACCACACCATCAACAACCACTTTTACCACTGTTGGTAAAACAGCATTGCCAGCGGATCCTAGTGGTTTAACTTTAGAGCCTGTTTCAGATCAGTTTGTAAGACTGCGATTTAATCCAGCAACAGATGTTGATGTTTTGCATGGTGGAACTGTGTCAGTGAGGCATACACCAAGCGTTGACCCAGCAGTAGCAACATTTCAAAACTCAACAGAAATTATCCCAAAACTTGCTGGAAATATCACAGAAACACTTGTCCCAGCCTTGACTGGCACATATTCAATTAAATTCATAGACGACACTGGAAACAGGTCAGACAACGCAGCAAGAATAATAGTTACAGCACCTGACCCACAACCTAATCAAATAATACTTACAGAGAGAGAAGATACTGACGTACCACCGTTTCAAGGTGAGAAAGTAAATACTTTTTATGATTCAACCTTTGATGGATTACTTTTAGACGGCACTTTGCTCTGGGATTCAATAACACAAAATATTGATGATTTATCCAATATTGATTTTGCTGGTCCTATAAACTCAAGCGGTTCTTATGAGTTTCAAAACAAGGTTGATATGGGAGCAGTGTTTAACTTGATTTTAAAAAGAAGATTTGTCACTTCTGGTCTTTTTGTAAATGATTTAATTGATTCAAGAACTGCAAACATTGATACATGGACTGAATTTGATGGTACACAGGCAGATGATGTGAACGCAAAACTTTTAGTTGCAACAACAGATATTAACCCATTAACTTCAGTTTCAGCTACTTACGAACAGAGTGGCACTACCATTACTATAACCAAAACCTCGCATGGATATTCTGTTGGAGATTTTGTTGTTATAGATTTCACTGCTGGATCTGCAACAGATGGTAATTATGAGATACAAACAGTTCCAAATGCAAACACTTTCACAGTTACAGCCAGTGCTAGTGCAACAATATCAAGTGGAACTTCCTGTACTTATGGGGCAAACTTCACTCAGTTCAATACTTTTGCAAATGGAGAATATACAGCAAGAGGATTTAAATTTAGATGCGAACTTGAGTCAAATGACCCAGCACAAAATATAAATGTTACAGAACTTGGCTTTGAAGCTAGTGTAAAGCGTAGGACAGAAACTGTAAATACTTCTATTGATAGTCAATGTGCAACAAATAATTCAGCCAAAACAGTTACTTTTGCAAATTCATTTTTTACAGGTACTAGCTCGTTAGGAGGTTCAACAACTGCATTTTTACCAACAATAGGAATCACGCTTGAAGGTGCTGTTTCTGGTGATTATTTTAAAATTACATCAGTTGATACAGTGCGCTTTGTTATTGAGACAAGAGATAGCAATAACGATTTTAAAGATTTAAATTTCAAATATACAGCTATTGGGTTTGGTAAAGGTACATAAATATGTTTATATTTAAGTTATCAGTTATTCTATACTTAAATAAAAAGATTTAGTAATGGCCACACATGATTACGATATTGCCAACCAATCTGGTGCGGCTTTTAGAACAGACTTAAATAATGCCCTTGCTGCAATACAATCTAATAACTCTAACTCTTCAAGTCCAGCAACCACAGTAGCCTATCAATGGTGGGCTGATACTACAAATAATGTTTTAAAAATAAGAAATTCTAGCAATAATGATTGGGTCGAACTTTTACAACTTGATGGTACGTTAACTCTTGAAGACGGGTCTGCAAGCACACCGGCACTTGCCTTTAGAGATGATTTAAACACAGGAATTTTCAGTTCTGCGGCTGATACTTTTAATGTTGCTACTGGCGGTGTTGAAAGAATGGAGCTTGGAGCTACAACAATATTTAATGAAGATGGTGCAGACGTAGATTTCAGGATTGAAAGCGATACAAAAACCCATATGTTTTTTCTTGATGCAGGTAATAATCGAATCGGAATAAATTCAAGTTCACCAAGTTCAATTTTTTCAATACAAGATACAGCTACTGCTGGTGATGGTATAACCGAAGGACTAAGACTTATATCATCAAGTAATACTAATAATGATGGTACTAGATTAGCTTTTGCAAGATCTGGAGTTGGAACTACAGCATCTATTGATGCAAAAAAAGTAGAAACAGCAGCAAATGAAACAGAAATAATATTTAGCAGTATGACTAGTGGAAGTCTTACTGAAAAAGCAAGGATTGACGGACAGGGAAGGTTGCTTGTTGGTACTAGCTCTACAGATGACTATGATGGCTTTAACTCTGGTTTGCAAGTAACTGGTACAACTGGAGATAAGTCTTCGATAACAATCAGTAGATTTTCAAATAATAGTTCTGGGGCAAATTTAATACTTGGTAAAAGTAGAACTGGCACTGTAGGAAACAATGCTGTTTTGCTAGCTGGCGATCAAATCGGTAACATTCAATTTCATGGTAATGATGGCTCTGGCTTCCATGATGCAGCCCAAATACGAGCGTTAGTTGCATCAGGAGTTGGAAATGATGATATGCCAGCTGATTTAGCATTTTTAACTAACGGTGGTACAACAGGTGTAACAGAACAGATGAGGATAGATTCTGGAGGAGCAGTAGGTATTGGCACAACAAGTCATACAGCAAAATTAGCTGTTGTAGGCTCAGTGTCCAGCACCAATATGACAAGTGATAATGGAGCCTATATTTCTGTAAGTAATACCAACACAACAGATAACAATCATACAGGAATTATTTTTGGAGACAGAACTGACGCTGCTGATTTTGTCGCTGGTGTGATTTGCCAGATTAGCGATCATGCATCAAATCTTGGAACTCTTAGGTTTGTTGTTAATGGTTCTAGTGGTAGAGATGAGCGGATGAGAATTAACGATGTAGGTAGAGTTGGGATCGGCACTTCAGCACCCGCTAGTATATTACACGTTTCATCTGGTGCTAGTGGTGATTGTACACTGATTCTTGAAGCTGATACTGATAATAATAATGAAGATGACAACCCAGTAATATTTTTTAGACAAGATGGAGGTCTTGATCTATCTGCAATTGGAATGGGGTTAAGCGGTACAACTTCTGATAACTTTCTTACTCTCGCAAATTCTGGTGCAAATGGAAGTATATCTTTTCAGACAGGGACTACAAATGGACATACAAATGCCGTAGAACGTATGAGAATTGCCGCTAATGGAAGTATTGGTGCGCCAAATGGAACAAATATTTTTAATGCATCTGATTCAAGAGTTAAAAAAAATGTTGTTGATCTCGATAAAGGTTTATCAGCTATAAAATCTCTTAGACCAGTTTCTTTTAATTGGATTGATGGTTTCTGTGACGAAGAAAAAAATACTCTTTATGGATTTATTGCACAGGAAGTTCAGGCCGTCGATAGTAACTTAATAGAAGATTTTGCGAATGATATTTTAGTTAATGAAAATACAATTGAGAATGTTTTAAGGGTTAATGAAAAGTTTTTGATTCCAATGCTTGTAAAAGCATTACAAGAATTAGAGGCCAAAGTTGCAGCGTTAGAAGCTGCCTAGTAATATTGGATAAATAAATTTAATTTTATGACAACACCACAAGAAGTATATGACGAAACTAAAACTCGTCTTGATTTAAATATTGCAAAAGCCCAAATGCTTGAAAGAGAAATACAACAAAAAGTAGCAGAAAAAAATCAACTAATGCAACCAATAATTGAGGATCAAGGTGCATTAAAACAGTTAGAAAAACTTAGTGATGTTGTTCAACCTGTAGAATCAAAGTAAAATAAAACTAAACATTTATTATCATGGCTGTTACTTGGGATGTTTCTGCTTTAGATGCAACAAAAACTGTAGGTTCTTTATCCGATGTTGTTACTTCTGTTCACTGGACTGCCAGTGATGCAGACGGAGATCACACTGGCTCTGCCTATGGATCTATAGGGCTTGCTGCTGCTGATGCCTCTTCTTTTACTGCTTATGCAGACATAACAAAAGATAATGCTATTGCATGGGCTAAAGCTGCTCTAGGTCCTGATGAAGTAACAGCTATTGAAACAGGTATTGCAAAACAAATAACAGCATCTAAAACACCGTCAACTACTTCTGGTGTACCTTGGTAATTTAAAATTTTACTCTTTCGTGCATCTGTTTGGTCATAATTCCACCAATTAGATACAATGGGGCAAGTCCTACCAGTAAAAACAAGCACATCAATGTAATCGGTGTTAGGGCCTTAATAAACGTTTCTTTCCACATATGCTAGATCGTGTTATAAAAATTATTTCTATTTTGTCATTTTTAATGTCAATTTCAATGGCAGCTTTTGGATATGTAGCAATTCGCTATATGCAAAGCCCCGAATTTGAAAGAACCCTTAAAAACAAACTCATGGGAAGTTTAGAAAATAAAATGCCTGAGGTTATGAAAAATACTCTTCCAGATTTCACGGGACCATCAATTGAAATTCCAAAGAAAAAGGTAAGCCCTCTTGGAAATACCCAGAATTGATATACCGCAGATACAAATAAAAGAGATATATATTCCAAAAATTAAAACTTGGGAACAATATCCAACAACGCTTGATTTGATTGATAAACCAAAGCTTGATTATCCAGTTGTAAATATTCCATCTTTTGAACCTTTGGAATACAACCCTGATAAATTTATACCAACAGATCCTGTAAAACAGCCAGAGCAAAAGCAACCAGAAATACCTCAACCGCCAGAATACAAACCTAAAGTCAAAAAAGATAAAGAGTTTTTTATAAAATGCCCTGATGAGACTAATATTCCAGTAGGAAGTTATCCCAATGATCTTAAATTACAAGTCGTTGTTGGTCACTCTGTAAAAAATGGCAGATGCTATGAAATCCTCAGAGATTCAACATTTATCGAGAAATGGATTCCTAGCTCTCCTGTTCTTGTTAATACTTCAATTATTGCTGTTACTGCGGCTTCAAGTCCTATCATAGCCAACCTTCTTAAAAACCTTATCAAGACTGCAATTAAGAAGCTGACAAAGAAAAAAGAAAAATAATTATTTTAATTTATGAGTGTGCGGTATAACTTGACCCATCTTTTCTACAACTTCCACATCCTCACATAAAGAGTAATATTTTGAATCTTTAGTGAATCGAATTCCATCACGATAAAGTTGGCCACAATTTTTTAATCTTGCCAATTCGTAATTCAATCTTTCCTTTGATAACAATTGCCTTTGTATTTTTTCTTGAGTCGTAGCACTCTTCAAACATGCATCTTGAAAGCGTTTATCAAGCGGAACAGAAATTGTTGCAGCTATTCCAAAGTTAAAAGAAGTCGCATCTTTGTTGCCACTATAATTTTCTCTATAGAAAAGGATCTCCCCTGCATTTGTAAGGTTCCCATCTGAGTCTGTAGCCTCGTTATAAACTGGCGTGTGATAAATATAGTCTTGAGGTCGTTTAATCGACACTGAGGTCGTTGCAAAGGGGCTGACAGATAATGTTGCTCCTGAGCATTTAATTCCATTTCCAAAAGTATTTTCGGTCATCGGTCCTGTGAGCACCTGAGTAGCGAAGTTTGACACACTAGATGATGTATTAGATTGTGGATTCGCAACTGCTGAGGTGTTTGCGTAACTTGGTAAACAAGAAAAAAGACTTACTAATTGGAGAAGATAATAGTGGTATCTGTAACGATTTCTGACTGAACCGTTCTTGTTATATCGATCACGCTTTCCAAAGAAGGTCCTTTGTAAAACTCTGAAAACTGAAAAGCACCCTGACCTGTCTGTTGCCAGTTTGGTTTTTGATCCATATTCAAGCCTGTCCATTCGTAGGTAGTTCCATTGATGGTTTCTGTCACTGTGGCATTGGGCATAGAAATCGTGTCGCAATTTCCGCAAGATATCCCAGATCCTGTGACTGAGTAGGTATAGCCTGAATTGTAGCGAACTTCTCGGATATTTTCTGTCAAATTATTTGTGGTGACGCTTCTGCTTGTACTTGTGGCACTAGTAAAATTTGGCACGACAGGAATTGCGTGTGCTGGACTAACAAAAAATATAAAAAGAAGATATTTCCACATTAATCAACAGTTAAGTCTGTTACGAATTGACCAGTAAGAACAACTCCAGTCCCTGTCCCACCTGTTAGAGACATTGTGTGATGATCTAAAGTCACGGCTGCTGTGCCTACTGAACCAGCTGCAGTTGAAGTCAAATCACTGAAGTTTCCAACAGTTCCCACAGTCGGTGCAGATCCAGCAGTTGCATCACCCTCTAAATATGATTGAGTGAAGCTGAAAGTTTCCCCAGCAGTTGTTTGAGTTGCACTTGGCATAGTTACTGCTGGAACTCCATTCGTAACAGATCCAAAGCCACCCACACTTGCAGCGTCTCCACTTGTAGTTGTTATATTTGTTCCGCTTATGCTGTAAGACGAGCCAATTTTATCAGCAGAAGTTGCTGCCGATAAGGATTCCAGTTTTACTGATGAGGTAATTGTGCTTTGAATATCTGCATACGAAGCAACTGGTATAAACAGAAATAAAAGAAGAAGCTTTTTCATTTGATACCTACATTGGTGTCTTTGTTATCCACTATCTTAGCAGCGTTTGTGGGTTTCTTTTTGTTTACACTTATACCATAACTGCCTAGGACCCCACTGGTGAGACCTGCCAAAAAAGCACCGTCGTTGCGAATTTTATCCATATATCCAAGAGTCATCATTGCTAAACTCCAGCAAAGAATCATGAATCGGACAGCGTGACCGAAAATTTCTCCCCAATCAGTGCCTTCTTTTTCTTCTTGATCTTCAGCCATAAGAATTGCCTTTCTTGTTTTATATTACTAACTTAGCTATGTTAGGAAAAGAAAACAAAAATTCATGTCAAAGTTTCTAATTAATCTATTCATAAGATTCGGTAAAAGTGAAAGTTTACGCAAAGCTGCTCTGAATCTTTTGAAGGATTTGGCTTCAAAATCAGACAATGATGTTGATGACGCAATTGTCAAAATGATTGAAGAGAAGCTCTTTCCAGTTAAATGATTAAGAAGTTTCTAAATATCGACATAGAAAAGGCTCCTCCAGAAATGGAACTAGAGGTTGAGCTTCAATGCAGACAAATCATGGAGTCTGATGATATCGATAGCATCAAAAGGTACTGCACCCATTTGGTCAGACATAAATTAAGGCAAGATATGTTTTTATCTTCTTTGTTAAATCATTTTATAGATATTGAGTTTGTCAAACCAGTAAGAAGAAAAAAGCGTTTTAAGTTATTCTAAAGTTTTCTCATACTCATCAATATATTTATCTTCAAAGTCTCTTATTAACATATTGTCTGTTTTATCCACTTCATAATTAAATTTTAAGACCGCAGTTCTTATATGTTCCTTGACCCACCGACCTTCTTCATAAATAACCTGAGCTTTACCATTTTCTTTTATGAAAACATAGTGGTCCTGTCCTTTTAGCTGTATATCTAAAAAGTTTCTTTCTAAATCTTTACGTCTAATATCTTTTAGTTTTCTAAGTTTGACTGAAGAATGTTCTTTCTTTTTCATTTTAACTCCAAAGTAATCTCAACCCATGACGGTTGTGGTTTGCATCCATCAATGACTCCATAAAAAGGGTTATTCATAAACTCATAAGTTCGTTTACCATCAGTGTAAATCATGCCGATATATGGGTTTTTGTAAAATTGCTTTTGTTTAGTCATTTTGATGTTTTTCAAAAAATAAAGC